AAATATTACTTTGTCGCCTCTAGTAATATTTTGAAGGTGATTAATAATATCAAATTTAAACTCTTCCATATTCATAATTGGGGTATGGAGAATTCTATCTTTATCCATACCTAATGAATCAAAATACGCTTCGGGTGTACCAAATTCGCAATCATAAAATACTAATACAGATTCTGGATATTTATCCATATATGCTTTAGCTAAAATCAAACAAAAAAGGCTTTTAAAATGTTTACTAGGACCACAAAATAATGAAAGTCCTGGAGTTAATCCGCCATCCAATCTGCCTGATAATGCAACATTAAACGCAGGAATTGGAGTTGTTATCATATCCTTTTTAGTAAAAAATTTTGATACAGATAAAATAGATGATTCTTTTATCGTTGAATTTTTTTTAAGTTTTTCAAGTAAACTCATAATATTTCCTTTAATTAAGAAAAAAAGTCTTCAATAGAATTGGTTTTTTCAGTTGTCCAATCTAATATTTGAAGGATAGATTTTATTGGTTCTAAAAATGTTTTTTCAAATTGTTTATCATAATCGATATAATTTTCAAGTTTAAATTCTTTTGGAAGTTCAGAGGGAAATCCAATAACAATATCTTTAATTGGGTTTGGCGATTTTAAATATGTATATTTAATTCTATCACCTTCACCAACAATAGGATAAGTATTATCCAACTTTAATTCCCTTAATTTTTTATTGTAAATAATTGCACCTTTTGTATGCAAAGGACACCCAGAATTATACACCGTAGTGGAATTAGAATATTTTTCAATACCATTAACTCCTCTTGGAGATGCAATATCTTCAACAGGAAGAGATTTAAATTCTAATCTAAAATCCTCAATAAAATTTTGTAAATCATCTTCTTTGTTATCAAGAATTAAAGATAAACACGTCTTTAATTTCTCCCTTACAACACCTGGAGTTGAAGATTTTACAACTTCTAAACCCATAACTTTTAATTTTGGAGAAGCATACCTTACCCCTTCATTATCAAGAACATTCAAAAAATAACGTTTTTTAGCAACCCAAATGCCATTACTAGAAATACCCTCTTGTTTAAAAGAAATCATATTTCTATAAGAATTTGTATATGTTTGAAGGTCTAAACAATTATCATTAATAATAGGTGTTATTTTTTCTTTAGAAATCTTATCGATAAGATTGACAAGTTTTTCATCAGACAAATCCTTATAAAACTTATTTACCATAGGTTCCAAAGAAACATAACAAGAATCTGTATCAGAATAAAAAGACCAATCGTAATCATCAATTTTAAATAATTTACTAAGATCTCTATTCAATCCTTCACCGACCGTTTTAATTATATATTGTCCAGTCAAAGTAATAGCTCTTGCATTTTCTAATTCAAAATACCTACAGTAAGCATTTCCAATCGCCCCATAGAGACTATTAAGACCAATTTTAAACGCCATTTGTTCATTATTAAATTTAGATATTTCATTAACAAGACGTTTGTATTCTTTTTGTTCATCAATATCAGAATCAAATTTAATTTTCTTTAATTTTTCCAACTGTTTTTCTGCTTCAATCATACTATTTTTAGCAGATCTTCTTTTTGCCATGTAAATATCAATAAGTTCTGGAAGCAACCCTTTCTTATCTCTTTTATACATAGCTCCATTAGCAGCAGTAGCATATTCTTCTGATATCTCACATTTCTTACCCATTAACCCAGATACAGAAATTGATGTATCAACACCCATATAAGTTTCTGGAGAAATATTCCATGTCTGCATAATACTAGGATAAAGTGAAGTTGCATCAAAACTAACAACCCAATTGTATAATCCAGGAACTGGTTCTTTTACAAATGCGCCTTCAAATTGTTCTGATTTAGAACCAGATGCTTTTTTAGGTATTACAATGTTCTGATGTTTTAAATGATTATAAATGATTGAATCCCACATTCTAATTTGTGAGAATACATCATTATAATTTATTTTTGCCAAATATGACATTGTTAAACAAAGTTCAATTAACTTTAATTTCTCTTCAAGTTCAATAACTCGAATCGTATCAATGATGTTATAATCAATGAACTTATCAAATCCTTTAGTGTAAAATTCTTTAAATGTAGCAAATTCACTATGATCTAATTTACCTTTACCCAATTCAACTTGACAAATATAATCTAAAGAATACATTTCTCTTTTAACATATGTAAATTTGAGATATAGTTGCATAAAATCCAAACAACTAACTCCAGCAATATCATAAACAATATCATCTTTACCAAACTTACCTTTTATTTTTCTAGAAGAAACCATTTTCCATGGACTTAATCGTTTAGCATGATCATCTCCCATAACATTCGATATTCTATTAATCAAATATGGTATATCAAAACCATCAATATTCCAACCAGAAACGATATCAATACCAATACGATTCCAATGATCAAGAAATTGATTTAATAACGAATACTCATCTTGGCATAAAATAATTTCAGCATTATCATCATTTGTCCCATTGTAATCTCTTGATGTGAATGTTGTGACTTTTTTTGTAGACAATTCAGTCATAGAAATTAAAAGAATTTCTTCTGGTGCTGTTAATTTATGAGACACAGCATTTACATTTTCAGAAGCAGTTTCAATATCTAAGATATGAATTGAAATTTTATTTATATCCCAATCTACATTAGATTGGAACTTATCTGAAATGTATTGTACATCAAATCCAATATCACCATAAATATCGAAATTATCAACTTCTTCATATCGTTTTATGAAATCTCTTGTTTCTTTGATACATCCAGGTTCAATTTCATCTACATACTTTCCATCCAAAGTTTTAAAATTCGATTGTTTATTAGAAGGAACATAAACCTTTGGGCTATATTCATATTTAAATCTGATCTGTTGGCCCGAGTCATCAACACCCCTATAACAAATATTATTTCCAATAACTCTTACATTTGTGTAGAAGGAAGAACCTTCACTTTCCATATATCAACTCCTATCAATTATCATATTTAGAATTATTTTTAAATAATAATTTTTGGAGCAGGTGCCGATATAATTCCGAAAATTGAATTATATTGTTCTAAGAATTGTTCATCAATATCAATAAAAAATGAAATTAAATTTGTATTAAATGTAATTTTACCTTCTGTATTTTGTTGAGCATATTGTGGGAATGGTGCAAATGCATAGGATTGCTCTTCTGGATTACTTCTTTTAGGCACAATAACTAATTGTATGGCATTTTTATAAACATCACCTGTTTTGTTTGTTTCCACAAATTCCGCAATAACATCTTCACCACTAATTGTTCTAAACATTCTAATATCTGTCATGATTTTTCCTTTATTGTATTTAAGATTATATTATACTATACATTAGCTCTTTCGTCAATGTATTTTATAATCTCAACTCCACACATTTTTAAAAATTTTATTCCTTCTGTTGAACGATATTCGTGTTTATAATATACAGTTTTAATTCCAGCACTATAAATTATTTTACTACATTGAATGCAAGGAGAATGCGTGCAAAACATTATCGCACCAACTCCAGATTCAGTTGAACTCGCTAATCTTGAGATTGAATTTGCTTCAGAATGTATTACTTCATCATATGTTTTTAAACCCTTCCAAAAATAAATCCCATCTATTGGGGTATATTTTTGCTTTTCTTCGGTTGTAGAATTGAAATATTCAGCATCAGAAAGAAATGAAACTTTCTCGCATATATTTGAATTCCATCCTGCAGGTAATCCATTATATCCACAAGAAATTATTCTATCATCTTTTACAATAACAGAACCAACTTTTAATTTTTTAGCATGAGAGAGATTTGCAGTTAATTCTGCAACAGACATAAAATAGTCAATAAATTTTTGTTTCATAAAAAATCCTAAATTAAAAATTTATTATACTATAAAAGTGATAAAACGGCAAGGTTTAATTTGCCGTTTTATTTAGAACATTAAACCTATATAATTTCAAAAGTTTTTGGTTTTTGGCTTTCTGGAATTACATTTTTTAAATGTATAGATAACATACCTTCAGACAATTTTACTTCAGAAACTTCAACAGTATCTGCAAGAGTAAATTCTCTTTTGAAATTCCTTTGCGAAATTCCTTTATAAAGATATTCGGGATATTTTTCTTTTTTATCCAATAAAGAATCTAATGAATAATCATCAGGTCTTATTGATCCATCCACAAATAATCTTCCAGAATCTAATGTTACAGAAATATCATCTTTCGTATAACCAGCAACAGCCAATTTAATAACAAAAGCATCATCAGATGTTTTAATTATATCATAGGGAGGGAAATTTGTTTTTGGACTTTCTAATTCTTTGATTCTACGAAATAGATCATCAAAACCTATTAACGCAGTATTGTGAATTGTTCTAAATTGTTCTAATTGTGTCATTTTAGTCTCCTTTAAAAAGCAAGATTTTATTTAAAAATTCTTAAACCCCCGAAGCAGGTTTAAGCTTTGTAGGAACACCCTACAAATTCTATTTAGGTATGTGGTCCAATCTTCATTGCTTTAGACTTACAGCTTGAAATATCATTTTGTGTAAGAATAAAAGCAGCAATATTATTAAATTGTTGCAATGCAGTATTTATTTCTTGGATGGTTGGAGAAGCTCCAGA